CGATGTTTTAAAAACCGATTTTCAATTAAACCACAAAAGCAATCACCCTGCATACCGTATTTAAATTACCATTTTTCCAGGCAACCAGCAACCAGCAACCAGCAACAATTATTCTTTTTCAGTCCTTTTGAAGGCTTTCCATACATTATAATATTGTGCCATCAAATCTATCTGATGAAGTACAACCCTGTTTTGATGGCAATATTCAGAGGCACCTGGCTAATTAAGCCGGAGCTTGCCATGAATTACGGTCCGGTAGTTTTCAGCATGGTAACCGGTGGTCAATCATTCGATAACGACCGCGAACCAATAGGTACCTATGCCATCACTCCCTCAGGTTTGAAAATTGATTTAAGCGATCATCCGGAAGAAAACCAGCAATCCGTTTTTGATGCAGCTCCTGAAGAAAGTATTGCATTTATCCCTTTGAAGGGGATCATGATGAAAGATGATAGTTTAAGCCACTACGGAACCGAATCTGTCGGTTCGGTTGTGATGGAGGCCGGCCGGCATAAAAATATCAAAGCCGTTGTACTGGAGGTTGATTCGGGTGGTGGAGCTGTGGATGCAATAGCACCCATGACTGACGCCATCAGCAAAGCCCAGGAAACAAAACCCGTAATTGCCTGGGCCGACATGGCCGCTTCGGCAGCTTACTGGGCTATCTCCAATTCCAACCTGATCATTGCCTCCAATGATATCAGTTCTGAGTTCGGAAGTATAGGGGTAATGGCTTCGTTTGCCGATGTAAGACCCATGTGGGAACGACAAGGTGTTAAGTTCCATGATATTTATGCCCCGGAGTCAAACTATAAAAATCAACCTTTTGAAAAGGCCATGCTCGGCGATTATGAATTGCTCCAAAAAGAAAAACTGAGTCCGATGGCCAGGAGATTTCAGAAAGCCATCCGCGAAAACCGCAAAGGAAAAGTTGATATCACCCAGAAGGGAATCCTTAATGGCAGAATGTTCTTTGCCAGGGATGCTGTCAAAGTAGGCCTTGCCGATGAGATCGGCGATCGTGAATATGCATTTAACAGGGCCGTTGAGCTGGCCACCAAATATAAATTTAAAACCAAAAAACTCTAAAATGAAAAAGTTTGCATTTATTATGAGCGTGCTCGCACTTTCCGAACTCAACCAGGTTGATGGCAAGATCGTGCTGAGCGAAGTAGATGTTGACGCCCTCAAAGCGTTTCATCTCGACAAATTCGGTGCAGAACTTACTTTAGAGGGCATAGCGTTCGATGATGACGGCAACGCTGAGTTCAGTGAAAACGAACTGGCTTCAATTCAGGCGGCCCTCGAAAAGGAATCTCCCGGATCTTCCACAGCAACAGTTGAAGAAACCGATGCTGAAAAAGAAAAACTCCGCAAGGATGTGAAAGAACTGGCCAAAAAGGTGAAAACCCTTGAAGCAGTTCAGAAAAAAGCACAGGAAACCATCATCAAATTAGGCCAGTCTGCAGAGCCTGACCTTACCCCGGAAGAAATTGCCGGAAACATGAAGGGAATTGTGCATTCAAAAACCCACCTGTTTGCCAGCCATGATCCCTGGGATGCATTCGAAAGCAGGCCATGGAACCAACGGGCAGCCGGAAAAATCCAGGCAACCACCGATTACACCCCGATAGATATCAGCCAGATCAATACTGACTTCGGAGCGTACTATCGCGAAAACAAAACTGAGTTCCTCTCATTCCTGAGGGCAAAGAAACGGCTTCCGGAATTCTGGAACACAGTATCGAACGTTCAGGATCAGATCGCTTACGCCAAAGCTTTCACCGGCGAAGTAACACAGGCACGGAAAAAGAAATGGCTGCCTAAAGGTGAGTTTGAGTTCCAGCCCGAGATCGCCAAGGTTTACCCCGTTCAGATTGACGTTGAATTCAAGGGGTATGAGCTCCAGAGTTTGGAAACATCATGGATGAGCCACCTGGCAACCATCAAGAACTCCGGTTCTACTGCCTACAAAATGAGCTTCATTGCTTACCTTGCACAGGAGATCCTGAAAAAAGCCGCTGAAGAGGATGAGATTTCACAGATGCGCGGCGTTTACATAGCCACCGGTGATAGTGCCACTGTTCCAGGACTGGCCATTCACAAGATGAACGGTCTATATAAAAACATCATTGACGCCCAGAAACGTTTCGTTTACAAACCCTTCTCTATTGGAACACCCACCGAAGAGAACATTGTTGATTACGTAGAGACGTTTGTTAATTCGGTACCCGAGTACTGGAGGGATATGCCAAACATGGTATTCTATATGAGCAACTATTGGGTTGACAGGTATATCAAACGCAGGGAAACCCTGAAGGGATTGATGCCAACTTATGAGCCTGGTAAACTTACCGTTGACCGCCACGAGAACATCAAGGTTTACGGCCTGCCTTTTGCGAATGAAAGCAAGTTCATGTTCATGACCACCAACGACAACATCAGTCTGTTGGAGAACATTCCATCAGAGAAAACATTCCTCGAGTTCGAACGCGAAAAACGTGATATTGCATGCTTCGCCGATTACAAGATCGGAATCCATGTATGGGCATTTGGTTACGAATACGACGATGCAGACTCGATGACATACGACAAACAGATATTCTTCTCCAACGATATGTATATCCTGGAGGACCTCTTTATTCCTGTTGCTCCAAATGATACAACGCCCTCCGTTGAAGCCCACACCAGTATTCAGACAGGCGTTAATACCGCGGCAACTGCCATCACTACCATTGATGATGCAGCAACCGGTGACTACATCTGGATAAAAGGGAATACAGGTGCAAATCCGTCAACCATTGCAGATGCAGGCCATTTCGATCTGAGCGGTGCAGTTACCCTCGATGAGAACACCCTGATCCTTCTTTACAAACGCGGAACCAATGATTTTGTGGAGATTGATCGCTGGGATCTCAAGTTGAATAATATTGTGACCCTTCCTGCAGGAGCTACAACAGCCAATGCTGATGATGGAAACTATTTTGTAACATCAGCCAATGCAGGCGCCACTGCAATAACCGATATCACCAACGCAATTGCAGGCGATATTTACAAGCTTGAAGGAGGTTCAAACACCAACTCAACCACCATTGCCGCTTCGGGCAATTTCTCCAGGATATCAGCAGCCATGACGCTTGCGCTTGGCCACTGGATCAAGGTCAAATACAACGGTTTGAAATTCGTTGAACTCGAACGTTACACCGGATAGAAATACTCTTCCCTTTCCCTTGCGGGAGAGGGAAGGGTTTTTAATAACCCTCAAAAAACACAGCAATGACCTACACAAAAATAAACGTCCTGAAGCCCACAAAGATGAGCCCTGGAAAAGGCGGCGACAAAAAAACGCTGATCACCTTCATTGATGTTGACGATCTGATCGCTGAAGCTCCACGCGATGCCAAAGGCATCCTTATCACAGGTAACCATACTTTCAAGGATAACGCCTACGCTGTTCAGGTGTATGGTACCTCCGACACAATCTCCGGTAAATCCACTTCCGAAGGCGAAATCGACTCCGAAGGATTTATCCAGGAGGTGATCTTCAGTCACCCGGGATCCTCACAGGAAATTCGTGAGTTCCGGTCGAACTGGCTGAATCGTAACATCCTTATCATTGTCGAACACTGCTCCGACAACACAAAGGATCAGTACGGCGGCAGTTGTGCTCCCCTGAGAATGCAACTGGAAGCTGTTGATGATAAAGAGATGAACAAATCAACATTCACCTTCACCAGCTCCAATAAAGGACCCGATATTGCCATCTACGAAGGAACCGTTACCCTGGCCGAACCGGTTGCTACTGTTTCAGCCGATGCAACAACCATTGATCTGACTTCCGGCCCTGGTGAATACCAGTTGACTGATAATGCAGCGGCTACTGAAATAACAACCTGCACAAACGCCACCGATGGCATGGTATTTACCCTGCTTGGATCCGGAGGCTCTAACCCAGCATCCATTACAGATGCAAACGACTTCGTGTTGAAAAACGGCACCAGCTGGTCAGCACTTGCCAACTCGAAGGTAACATTCAAAGCATTCAAAGACGGCGCAGTATCATGGAAATTCTTTGAACTGAGCCGGCAATAGTCGTTCTTTCATAAGCACCTCTTTTAAAGCCTTCCGCATATCCGGAAGGCTTTTTTATTATCCGCCGAAGCTTTAGCGAAGGCGGATCATCTCCGAAGCTTTAGCGAAGGCGGATTCTCCTTCTGTCCTTTCCCCTCAAAATAGGTAATTGCAATTTTGAAATCTGTAATTACACATAAATTAAAACGTCATGACAAAAGAAAATCAAATCAAAGCCTGGTTCGAAAACGACCGCAGCTTTGAAGCCGGAAAACAACTTTTCAATAAGTTTGGATCCAACATTGCCTTCAAAACCCTGCTCAACCGCCAGGGAAACAGCCCTACAAATTTCAAATACCTGTGCTATGAGCTTGCAAAAACAGCAGGGATATCAGAAGCCAGTTACAAAATGATGCTCCAGGTACCACTCAGGCAGGAGATCAGGGAAACACCTGTTGATGTGAACTCACTTGCAGTTGCTGATATCATTGCCAAACTCAATGAAATCAATGTACTTGAGCTGGACTGGCAGAACATCCAGGCAGTTGTCAAAACACTGGATCTGAAACCCACAGGAAAGAAAAAACAGGACCTGATGGATGCCATTAACGAGCAGAAAAAGCAAAGCTTCATCAAACAGGTACCCGACAATGTTAAAAAAGCCATCCGGCTCAGGGAAGAGTACCCGTTCCTGAAATCTAAAAGTTGCCCTGAAGAACTCAAGATCCTGGTTGCCGATATGCTCACCGCATACGACACCTACATAGAGGGCCACCAGCAACTCAAAGAAGAATCAGATCCGGATATCATTGCCGCCCTCTCCCAATCCGTGGTTGAAAATTACCTCGAGAACCGGCAGATCTGGGAGGAGCTCAACCATTACAGGGATAAAAAGGAACTCCTGGGCAAACACCCCATCTTTGACTGGGTGAAACGCCGTAACGAGATCCAGGCGCTTAAAACGCCTGACCTGATCAATCTCAAGGATCAGCTCCAAAACAAGATCCCGCGCACCCGTAAGAAGATTGCCGATGAACCCGATCACAAGGAAAACCCCAAACGCCAGGAGCGCATTGAACTTTTTGAAAAGGAACTTGAACTGGTTAAGCAATTACTAAACTTGTAATGAAACTGTTTTCGTTAGATGAACTCACGAAACCCACACAAGAAGTACCCGGAGACAAATCAGCAAAACTCCGGGATACTTTTCTTAACCAACACGAAAGAAAAGTTATCACGCTCAAAGAGCTGATAGGAAAACTCCCTGGGGAAAATGAATTCATTGCCATCTGGACACTCAAAAGCTTCAATGCATTCACATTTATTCCCTGGCTCATTAAAGAGCTCGGGATAATTGAAAACCTGGCCATCTCTACCTACACCATCAACCGCAGGATTATTGATTCATTGATTAAAAAGATTGATCAGGGAAAGATCCTCAATGTAACGCTGTTTATCAGCGATTCCTTGAAATTCAGAATGCCAAAGGCAGTTGATCACCTGGCATCATTGGTAAGTCAGCGCGATAACATAAAAGTAAATTATGCCTGGAACCACTCAAAGATAACACTGGTCAACACAGCTGATCACTACTTTGTGATTGAGGGATCAGGTAACTGGAGCAAGAACGCTCAATATGAGCAATACATCTTTTTTAATAATGAAAAGCTTTACAATTTCAGACTAAACTGTATTACAAATGACCTTCAACCAGGAACAAACTCAAGCAATTGAAAAACTGGCCGGTTTGAATTACACCATAAAGCAAATCGCCATGTACCTGGATATCCCCTATAAGGATCTCCAGCTTCAGTTCGAAGATAAGGAATCTGAATTCCGTTACCGGTACGATCGCGGCCGGCTGATAGCACAGGCCGATATCGATCAGAAACTGCTCGATTCAGCCCAGGGAGGAAACCTCACAGCCATGCAGATGTTTGCAAAAGCCAGGGCTTTAAACCATTTCGAAAACATGAGAGATTTAATGATCAATGGTGATTGACGACAACAAATATGACAAACTGCTGACCTACATTGAGTCAGGCGCCACCGGCAACCTGCCGGATGAGATGATTGACTATGTAAACATGCTCGAGCTGATCAGGGGAATGCATATGAGGTATGAGGACCGCCAGACCATTATCCGTTTCCTTCAGCAGCCACCATATAACCTGTCTTTTTACCTGGCAACTTGCCGCTATTCTGATGCAGTCAATTTCTTTTATCTCGATCATGACATTAAAAAGCAGGCCTGGAGAAACATATACGCTGAAAAACTTGACCGTGCTGCTGATCTGATTCTCAGGACAGCAACCAGCTCAAAAGATATTGATGTTTATAAAAATACAATTCTGGCTGCCGGTGATCTCCGCCAGCTTAACCTCCCCGACAAAGAAGATATCCCGAAAGAGTTTTTCCAGAAGCCCATCAAGATTTATACACTCGATCCCAGGATGCTGGGCCGCAAGCGGCCTGACCGCAAAGCCCTTGCCCGTCATATCGATGGCCTCGATATTCCGGAAGCTGATAAACAACGGGCACGCAGCGATGCCATGTTAACCGAAACCATCGAATTCCTTGATGCCGATGAAGCGGAAGATTAACATCAAAGATCAACAAATAGAGATCCGTTATGCCAACTGGCTTAAACAAGCCATTGACCTGATCTCTCCCAAAAACCTTTACCTTATTGCCGGCCGGGGGATGGGTAAAACCTCCGATATCCTTGCCGAAAGAAGCCAGGATGTGATTTATGACATGCCGGGAGCTTCATTTGCACTGGTAGGTGATACCTACATCAACCTTCACAAAAACGTTGTCAAAACCCTCCTGGAGGGATGGGAGCGCAAAGGATGGAGAGAGCATACCGATCAAAAAACCGGTCACTTTGTGATTGATCGCAAACCACCACCATTCTATGAAGAACCATACGCCCGGTTGGAAAGTCACAACCATGTGATCAGCATTTTTAACGGCTGTACCATTACCCTGGTCAGTATGGACCGGCCCAGTTCCGGAGCCGGGAACAACTACCAGCACCTTTTTGGGGATGAATCCAAATACCTGAAGGAATCCAAACTTAAAAAACTGACGCCTGCAATTCGCGGCGATTACATCAAATTCGGACATTCACCATTCTATCGCGGCCGGACCTTCACAACCGATTACCCTGATGCTGCCAGTGTTTATGAAGATGACTGGATTTTGAGAATGGCAAAAAATATGGATAAGAAACAGATCCAGGCCATTCTCGATTGTGCTTTTACCCTCAATGAGATCCGGATTGACTACATCCAGGCAGAACAGAACCAGGATACTGTCAAACTCGAAAAAGCAGCCAGAGGAATTAAGCGCTGGGAGGAGAGGTACAACCGGATCAGAACCAACTCAACACTTTTTTACATTGCCACATCTTTTGTCAATGCTGATATCCTGACAGATGGCTATTTTTTGGAACAGTTCCAGGAGCTCGAGTTCGAAGATTACAAGGCCACCATTCTTTCCATGAAGCGCAAACTGGAAAAGGGAGCTATGTTTTACGGCAACCTGGCCGAAAAACATTTCTATTCCGATGGTTATAACTATGAGTATTACGACCGGTTCGGTCTGAAAGACAATATCACCGAGAACTCCAGGGGATTGAAATACATCAGTACCCATGAAAAGCTTGAGATCGGCATTGACTTCGGTAATATGGTTGGTATGGTTATCGGCCAGGAACAATGGCCCTATTACAGGATATTCAAATCAATGTACACAATTCCACCCGAGTATATCCAGGAGCTCGCCGGTAACTTTACCACTTTCTTTGAGCCCCATAAGCATAAAGAGGTTGATATGTACTATGACCGGTCAGGAAATCAGTACCGCAGGCAAAAGGAGGATATTGCCAACAAACTGAAGAAAGCAATTGAAAAACGGACCAACCCTGACGGATCTTTTCAACACACAGGATGGAAAGTAAACCTGAAGTCAGTTGGCCAGGGAAATATCTCACATGGAGAAGAGTACGACCTGATGGTGGATATCCTGGGTGAGAAGAACCCTGGACTGCCAAAGCTATTGATTGACCAGTTTGAAGCCAAGGAATACAAAAGCAGCCTGGAACTGGCACCGCTTGAGAAAGATACAAAAGGGAATATCAAAAAA